AGCATTGAGAATTTCTGATGTACTAGAGTTCTCCCCAACAGCTGAAGCTTTCATACAGAAAATTGGAGGACATAATGTAGCTACGCTAGAAGAAATGTCTGAAATGCATTTGTATGATTTTGGTATATTTTTAGAATTAACGCCTGACGACGAAGAACGTCAAAAACTAGAAAACAACATTCAAACAGCTTTATCTGCAGGGTTAGTTGATTTAGAAGATGCTATTGATATAAGAGAAATTAAAAATATAAAATTAGCTAATCAAGTACTTAAGATTAGAAGAAAGAAAAAAGGAGAAAAAGATCAAGCTAAACAGCAGCAGAATATTCAAATGCAGTCTCAAGCTAATGCTCAAGCTCAACAAGTAGCTGCTCAAGCGGAGGTTCAAAAACAATCTGCAATAACACAGCAGAAATTACAACTAGAGCAAGTCAAAGCTCAATTGGCATCACAGCAGTTAACTCAAGAGGCTGGTTTGAAAAAAGAACTAATGCAATTAGAGTTTCAAATGAACATGCAATTAAAGGGTGTCGAAGCTGAAGCTTATAAAACAAAAGAGACTTTTAAAGAAGATAGAAAAGACAATAGATCAAAAATGGAGGCTTCTCAACAAAGTGAATTAATAGATCAAAGAAAAAATAATTTACCTCCAAAAAGTTTCGAATCATCTGGCAATGATATAATTGGCGGTGGATTTGGTTTAGGTTCCTTTGAACCTAAGTAATAATAGTAATAATTATATAATATTTTATCATGGAAAATCAAACAGAAGAAATCTTAAACGAAAATGTTGAAGAGGTTGTTTCTGAACAAGTTGCGGAAGAGCCTAAAAAGCCTTCTAAACCAAAACAATTAGTTCAAGAAGATGACGACGTAATCAAATTAGACTTAAGAGATTTTAAGAAAAAAGAAGAAGTTGCAGAAGAGCCTGTTGCAGAAACACAAGAAACTGCAGAACCTATTGACTCTACAAGCACTGAAGAAGAGGTAGAGGTTTTAGAGGAAGTAAAAGATGAAGCGGAAGCAACCGAAGAACCTAATACAACTACCGAAGCAGTACAAGACTTAGAAAAGCAACTTGACAATGCTATCGAAGACAAAGTAACTAACAACGTAGAATTACCGGAAAACGTACAAAAGTTAGTAGACTTTGTAAATGAAACAGGTGGGAGCTTACAAGATTACGTTAAGTTAAACCAAGACTATTCTAGCTTAGATCAAACACAATTGCTTAGGGAATACTATGAGCAAACAAAACCGCATTTAGACAGAGAAGACATTGACTTGTTGATGGAAGATTTTGTGTATGATGAAGAGCTAGATGATGATAGACAAATTAGAAAAACTAAAATAGCTTTAAAAGAAGAGGTTGCAAAAGCAAAATCTCATTTAGATAATTTAAAGACTAAATATTACGACGAAATAAAAGCTGGTTCAAAACTGAATCCAGAACAACAAAAAGCGGTAGAGTTCTTTAACCGATATAATAAAGAACAAAAAGAATCATCTTTAATAGCTGAAAAGCAAACGAATGTATTCTTAAAACAGACCGAAGACGTGTTTTCAAATGATTTCAAAGGTTTTGATTATGAGGTTGGAGACAAAAAGTATAGGTTTAAAATTAAGAATCCTGAGGAGGTTAAGCAAACTCAAAGCGACATTAATAATTTTGTTAAGAAGTTCTTAAACGAAAAGAATGAAATGTCAAACGCTAAGGGTTATCACAAATCACTTTTCACAGCTATGAATCCTGATGCTGTAGCAAAACACTTTTATGAGCAAGGTAAAGCCGATGCAATAAAAGAAAGTATGGCTAACACGAAGAATATTGATATGGCTCCGAGAGGGAGTCACGAAAAAGTCACATCTTCAAATGGCTGGACGGTTAAAGCTATAAACGGAGAGGATGCTTCGAAACTTAGAATTAAGATTAAAAAATAACTAAAAATTAAAAATTATGGCATTAGCTGGAACTGGAGCAGAATTAAATCATCTGACTCCCCGTCCTGTAAAAGGACTTTTTGGAGATAACTATTTATCTCTTACTGATTTAGACTTTACACAACAATTTTTACCAGAGGTATACGAAAAAGAAGTTGAGCGTTACGGGAACCGTACGATTGGTGGATTTTTACGTATGGTAGGTGCTGAAATGCCTATGGCTTCTGATAGAGTTGTATGGAGTGAACAAGGAAGATTACACATTGCTTTTGAAGATGCAGCTGTTGCAAATTCAACTGCAGGTCAAACTACTGTAACATTAGCTTCTACTGCTGACGCAAACTTGGTAGCAGATGGTGCAACTATCGTTATTGCTGCTGGAGTAAAAGTTGTTAAAGCAAGAGTTACTTCTAAATCTGGAGCTGTTCTTACTGTAGCACCTTATGGAGCTGCTGACTTAGACGGTTTAGGAACTGGAGCAGACTTAACTGGTGTAAAAGTATTTATCTATGGATCTGAATACAAAAAAGGATCTGGAGATGTAGGTAATTCTGTAGACGCTAAATTTACAAAGTTTGAAAACAAACCAATCATCTTACGTGACAAATACAACGTGAATGGTTCTGATGTTGCTCAAATTGGGTGGGTTGAAGTTACTACTGAAGCTGGAACATCTGGATACTTATGGTACTTAAAATCTGAGCATGAAGCTAGATTAAGATTTGAAGACCAATTAGAAATGGCAATGGTTGAGGCTGAGCTTGATGACACTGCTGGATCTTTAGGTGCTGCTGGTACTGCAGGATTCAATGGATCTGAAGGTTTATTCGCTGCTATTGAGTCTAGAGGTATTGTATATAACGACGCTGATTTTGACGCTGTTGGAGCATCTGCACCATACGCACCAACTGGATTAGGAGAGTTTGATACTATCTTAGCTGAGTTAGACAAGCAAGGAGCAATTGAAGAGAACATGATTTTCGTAAATAGAGCAACTGCTTTATCAATCGATAATATGTTAGCAGGTCAAAATGCACCTTATGGAGGTGGTACTTCTTATGGAGTATTTGAAAATGACCAAGATATGGCTCTTAACTTAGGATTCAACGGATTCAGAAGAGGATCTTATGACTTCTATAAAACTGACTGGAAATACTTAAACGATTCTACTACTCGTGGATTAGTTGGTGACATCGAAGGAGTTATTGTTCCTGCAGGTGTATCTACTGTTTATGATGAGCAGTTAGGTAAGAACATCCAAAGACCATTCTTACACATTCGTTATAGAGCATCAGAAGCTGATGATAGAAAAATGAAATCTTGGATCACAGGATCTGTAGGTGGAAACTATACAAGTGCTAATGATGAAATGAATGTACATTTCTTATCAGAAAGAGCTTTATGTGTACAAGGTGCAAACAACTTTGTATTATTGAAAGCTACTTCATAGTAAGTAAATTTATGTAATTCTTACCCTCGTTGAATCTACGGGGGTAATTATTACTCTTATTAATTATCTAATTATATTATATTATGGCTACAAAAAAAGCGCCAGCAAAGAAAGTTGAGGTTGCGCCTCAAGAGGAAATTATCCAAACACCTGCACCAGTGCAGCAAAAACAATCTACACCTTCTTGGGAAATCCGAGATAGAATGTATTTTTTAAAAAATAACAAACGTCCTTTAATATTCACAATACCTGCAAAACATAGTGCTAGAAAGCCTTTGTTGTTTTTTGATGAGAAAACAGGTATGCAAAAAGAATTAAGATATGCAACTAACCAGAATTCGCCATTTGTGGAGGATCAAAAAGGTAGTGCAACATTAGGGCGTATTGCATTTAAAGACGGTCAATTATTTGTACCCAAAGAACAAACTTCTTTACAAAAATTACTTTCTTTATACCACCCTTTACGTGATCAATTATATTATGAGTACAATCCTGTTCAAGAGTCTGTTAATGAATTAGACTATATTAACTTAGAGATTGACGCTTTAATATTAGCGAAAGAGCTTGAAATTGAACAAATTGAAGCTATATTAAGAGCTGAATTTGGTAGTAAGGTAGATAAGTTAAGCAGTAGTGAATTAAAAAGAGATGTATTAATCTTCGCTAAAAGAAACCCTGCATTATTTATTGAACTTGCTAATGATGAAAACGTAGAGCTTAGAAATGTTGGTGTAAAAGCCACACAACAAGGAATAATTAAATTATCATCAGATCAGCGTACATTTAGTTACGGTGAAACAGATAGAAAATTAATGACTGTTCCTTTTGATGAAAACCCGTATTCAGCTA